ATGTATCGAATACATTTACTAGAAGATTATCTGAAAAGGTATATCAGTCTGTTTTAGCTGGTGTGGACTTTGCAGAATTAGAGCAAGAAATGAGACAAACTATAAATGGTATCTATGCTAGTTCTAAAGATGCAGAAGTAAATAAATTAGTAGCTAAGATCAAAAAAGACGAAGTCAAAGTAAGATCAATAGACAAGAGAACAACTGCTGGTAGAGCAGTAAGAGATAGATTGACTAAAAACATACAAGTACTACAAACAAAATTTGCAAGAGATAGAACAGGTGAGAATATGAAACGTTTTGCTGGTCAAGTATTAAACGATAGCCTACGTGAATTTGATTCACAACTAAACCTTGCAAAGTCGGAAGATGCTGGTTTAACTCATGTCAAATATCAAGGTTCTTTAATACCTACAACAAGGGAGTTTTGTAAGTTGCTAAAATCAGGAAAACTTGATAAGAGAAGATCAGGAGTATTTACGATTGATGAAGTCAAGAAACTATGGCGATCACGTTCTTGGAAAGGCAAGAAAGCTGGTAATCCATTAATAGTTCGTGGTGGTTATAATTGTCGTCATCAATGGAGTTTTGTGAGTCCAACATGGTACGATCAAAACGGTAAGTTAATAATTAACTAACGGAGTATAAAATGGCAGAAGAAAACAAAGTAGCTAACACAGAGGCTACAAAAGTAAATGAATCTGTGGAAGTAAAAGAAGAAACGAAAGAACCTCTATTTAATCAGACACAAGTCAATAATATAATTAAGTCTAGATTAGAGGCAGAGAAATCAAAACAGGCTAAAGCATTAGAAGAACAGAAAAAACTTGTTGAAGAACAAGAGAAAGAGAGACAAGTTAAAGATGCTAAAACAAAGGCAGAGTTAGAAAATCTAATGCAACAAAGAATAAAAGAAAAAGACGAAGAACTTAATCGTATGAAAAATATGATTAAAGTTGAAAAAGTTGATAATTCTGTAATGTCTGTTGCCGCAAAAATGAACGCAATTAACCCTCAACAGATTGTTCAGTTGATGAAAAGCACTATAAAATTAACTGACGATAATCGTATCGAAATACTAGACAAACATGCAAATACAAGGTATAACGATAAAGGTGAACTACTTACGATTGAAGAATCTGTTAAGGAGTTTTTAGATGCTAACCCACATTTCTCGCAAGGGTCTAAAGCTGGTGTAGGGAGCCAGAGTAGTGTCGAGGGCAAAACTGTAAAGCCTTTCAGTATTCAGGATTTAGATATGAGCAAGTTAGAAGATCGTAAGCGATATGCACAATATCGTAAAGAACGAGACTCTAAGCCTGTTCAAATTAATTTAACAAATAAACAATAGGACAATAACATGGCAAACGAAACAACAGCGTCCACACTCTCAGAATTATATACTGAGATAGTGGCAGAGGCATTATTCGTAGCAAGTGAGCAATCAACAATGAGACCACTTGTAAAAAATTATGCTATAACAGGTGGTGGAAAGTCAGTAGAAGTTCCAATATATGCGGCAGTATCAGCTGGTGCAGTATCGGAGGCATCTGATTTATCTAACACAGCAATAAACCCTACTTCAAAAACTATCACAGCGGCAGAAGTAGGAATCATGACGACTCTTACAGATCTAGGTAGAAACTCTGCTCCAAGAAACGTAGCGGCAGACATCGGTAGATTGTTTGGAGAGGCGATTGCTAAAAAGATCGACACAGATTTAATAGCAAACTTTGATAACTTCTCACAAGAAATTGGTGATGGTACAACAGCTTTAAGTGCGGCTAACATTTTTAATGCAGTTGCAATCTTAAGAAAAAATGCAGTCCCTATGACTGACATTTCTGGTGTATTCCACCCTTTAAATGCTTTTGATTTAAAAAGTACTTTAACGAATACATTTGTTGGTAGAGATACTGAGTTATCAAACGAAGCATTAAGATCAGGCTTTGTTGGTACTGTTGCAGGAGTTCCAATATTTGAAACTTCAAATGTTGCAGATAACTCAGGCAATAATCCAGGTACAACTGGTGACTACAAAGGTGCAGTATTCCATAGAGATGCTTTAGGCTTAGCTATGATGCAAGACCTTAAAATCGAAACTCAAAGAGATGCGTCTCTAAGAGCAGACGAGATCGTAGCAACAGCTGTATATGGTACAGGCGAGTTAAACGATACTTATGGTGTTGAGTTGAACGTAGATTCATCAATCCAATAATCATAACTTATTCAGGGGGAGCAATCCCCCTGATACTAAAAGGAATTTTTTATGGCAAATTATACAGGTGCAAATGTAATAACAACATCAGACGTTTTAAAATATCAACCTGACGCATTTGATTTTGGCATTTCAACAACTGCAACAGAAACAACTAATTTTTTAGCACAAACGACTAATGACATTTTAAGAGAATTAAGAATACGATGGTGGCCTGTCTATAAAACAAATATTTACACAGACATCACAGTTTTAAATACAGCTGAAATGGTAGATACAAAAGTAAATTTAGATCAGTTTGAACGTGCTGGTGTTTATTTATTTTTACATAGATTCTATTTACCAGCATTAACAAAGTTTAGACCTGAGGCAGATAAAGATAGATTTGAAAGAATGATCGAACATTATACAGGTGAATACAACAAAGAGTTCACTGCTATATTAGAAGATGGTGTAGAGTACGATTCAGATGCAAGTGGTACTATTTCAGTAAATGAAAGAGAATCATTACATGGAAGTCGTAGATTAACGAGATAATGTTACAAGCTAAAGTAAATTCTAATCTTAAAAACGTACAGAAAAGGTTTAGAAAGTTTAGAAGTAAATTTCCTAGAGTAGTTACACAAGGTTTATTACGTGCTGGACTACAATTAAAAGAAATCATATTAGATAAAACAGACAGAGGTATTGACCAAGATGGTAGAAGATTTACACCATATAGTAAATCCTATGCAGATGAGAAAGGTAAAGAGACAGTAAATTTACAAGATACAAATAGAATGTTGCAATCAATAACTGCTAGACCAGAGGGTAAAAATAAAGTAAAGTTATTTTTTAGAAGTCAAAGAGAGGCAAATAAAGCATTGTTTCATCAAAAGGGTTTAGGTAATTTACCTGAAAGAAAGTTCTTTGGATTTAGCAGAGCAAATGAAAAAGCAATACAAAAAGAGTTTGCACAGTTTATAAAGAAACAAATGAAGAATTTTAAAATATGAGTGTAAGAGAAAATATAGCTACAAATGTTGTATCGGTTATCAGTGGTATTACTAGTCCTGCAGTTAGGAAAGTATCAAGACAACCTTTTCCATTAGAAGAATTAGCACAATCACAATACCCAGCAATCCTTGTTCAAACACAACAAGAAACAAAAGAAGATCAAGAACTAGGAAGTGGTGCAAAGACAAGGTTATGCACATTAGAGTTTTTAATACAATGCTATATCAAGGGTTCAGATAGCAACATAGACACAGCTAGAAATACGTTAGCAACAGCTATTGAAACTGCTTTAGAATCTGATATAACAAGAGGTGGTAATGCACTTGATACTCAAATTACAGAAATTGAGACAGATGCTGGTCAGTTGTTTCCAATAGGAGCAGTAAATATGACAATATCTGTACTATATGAACATCAAAGTGGAACACCATAATTATTGACAATGGAATAATAATAAAATAAAAATACACTATGGCTAAAGACATAAAATTAGTAAAAGGTAATGATGAGATTATAATCAACGAACTTCAACTTGCAGATTTTGAGAAAAGAGGTTATAAGCAAATCAGTAAAAAAAATAGTAAACCGAAAAAAGAGAAGGAAAATAAATGGCAACACATCACGGAAAAGAAGGAGTAATCAAAGTAGGTTCTGACGTAGTTGGTGAATTAACTGGCTTTGCGTTAGAGACGACTGGCGATGTTGTAGAGGATACACAATTATCTGATGCGGCAAAGTCTTTCATAGCAGGAAGAACATCTTTTAGTGGTTCTCTTGATATGAACTATGATGAAACAGACACAGCACAAGAAAATTTAACTGTTGGTTCATCTGTATCTTTCACTCTGTTACCAGAGGGTAACACAAGTGGTGATCAGAGTTTTGCTGGTTCAGGAATTGTTACATCAATGAGTATTAACAATGGTATGGACGCAGTAGTAACAAGAACTGTAAATTTTCAAGGCAGTGGAGCACTTACAAAAGGTACTGTATAATAGTATTGTATGAAAGTTATTGATAGAGCAAAGTCTCATTTCGAGAGTTTAGGAGTTCAATCTATTGAAGTTCCTGAATGGAAAGATGAGAATGACAAACCAACTATCGTTTTCTGGAATCCAATTACATTATCTGAAAAGAATAAATTATTTAAGAAATCTGATAACTTAAATGATGTAGGTATTCTTGCAGATATACTTGTAATGAAAGCATTAGATAAAGATAATAAGAAAATGTTTAGTCTAGAGGATAAATTGGCACTAATGCATAAAGTTGATTCTGATGTACTTTCTAGGATAGCTACTGCAATGGTACAAGCTATTCAGCCAGAAGAAGTAAAAAAAAACTCTTAAATGAGCCTGAATTAAAAAATTTACTTATCGTTGCAGATAGGTTAAAAATATCTTTAAGTTCTGTTTTAGAAATGCCAGAGTGGGAGTTTAACCATTGGTTAGGTTATCTGTTAGTCGAGCAAGATCAAAACAACAGAGCGATGGAAAAGATGAAACATAGATAATGGCTACAAATAATATAGTTCTAAATTTACTTGCAAAAGATAAAACTCGACAGGCTTTTGGTGCAGTCCAAAGAGGACTATCTAATTTACGTGGTGCAATATTTTCAGTTCAATCAGCTTTAATAGGTATCGGTGGTGGCCTTGCAATAAGATCATTAATTAGAACAGGTAGTGAAGTAGAAAATCTAGGTATTAGATTTAAGTTTTTATTTAATAGTGTTTCAGAGGGTAACAAAGCATTTGATACTTTAATTGGTTTTGCCGCAAGAGTTCCTTTCTCTCTACAAGAAATAGCTGGTGCATCAGGAAACTTAGCAGTCGTAACAAAAAATGCAGAAGAATTAGAATCAGTATTAAAAATTACTGGTAACGTTGCGGCAGTTACAGGGTTAGACTTTAGACAAACAGCAGAACAAATACAAAGATCATTTGCTGGTGGTATTGCGGCGGCAGACGTATTTAGAGAAAGAGGTGTAAGAGCATTATTAGGATTTAAAGCTGGAGCAACAATTACAGCAGAAGAAACTAGAAAAAGATTTGAAGAAGTCTTTGGTGAAAATGGTAAGTTCTCAAAAGCAACAGAAGTATTATCTACTACTTTTACTGGTACACTATCAATGTTATCAGATAAATTATTTAAATTTCAATTAGAAACAAATCGTGCTGGGTTCTTTGACTTTATAAAAAATGCTTTAGTAGTTATCAATAGATCAATAGAAGAAAATTCAGCAACACTAAACAAGTTTTCAGCAAGTGTTAGTG